TTTATTGGAGAAAGGTCATGCTAAACGTGGCGGTGGTCGGGTATCCGGCAAACCGCATATTGCTCCTGCGGAAGAAAACGGTGTGCAGTTGCTGGAGCATTTGATTGAGGGGGCTTTGTCATGACCTACGAACAAATCGCAGAAATGATGGAGGAAATGGGACTACCTTTCGCCTATCATCATTATGCGGAAGGCGAAAGTCCTGAACCGCCTTTTCTGCTGTTCTTATCTCCCGGAGAGAATACGTTTTCGGCAGATAATTTGGCATATTTCAGTTGCAAACAGCTGGACATTGAATTGTACACGGATAAAAAACTGCCGGAATTAGAAGAACAGGTGGAGTCAGTGCTTTCCCAGCACGAGATTTATTATACAAAAACAGAAACATTCATTGATTCGGAAGAATTGTATGAAGTACTCTATGAGATGGAGGTTTGATCTATATGGCAATGGAGAAAAACAAGGTAAAATTCGGTCTGAACAAAGTTCACTATGCAAAAATCACCTCTTATGATGAAGAAGGTGTGCCGACTTTTGCAAAGCCGGTTCGCATTCCCGGTGCAGTGTCGCTGTCTATCGATGCAGAAGGGGAAGCATCCAATTTTTACGCTGACGATGGTGTGTACTATGTCATCAACAACAACTCTGGTTACACTGGAGATCTTGAAATCGCATTGGTTCCGCTTGAATTTGCGACAGACATTCTCGGTGAGAAGCTGGATGAAAAGGGCGTTCTCACGGAAACCAATACCGCAGAAGTATCCCAGTTTGCACTGCTGTTTGAATTCAGTGGCGATAAGAATAAAATTCGGCACTGTCTGTTCTGCTGCTCTGCCTCTCGTCCCGCCACGGAATCCGCAACGATTGAAGACGAAAAGGAAGTTAAAACGGAAACGCTATCTTTGACCGCAACGGCGTTGAACAGTGGCTTGGTAAAAACTAAAACCTGTGAGAAAACGGATGCCGAGGTTTATGAGAATTGGTATAAGGCGGTATATATGCCCAATCTGGCTGCCGCTGTACAGAGTGGTAAGGCATCCGCAGCATCTGTGAAAGCGTAAGGAGAGTGCAGTATGGCAATTCAGAAGAACATCACCATTGATGGCATTGATGTGCCGTTTAAGGCAAGTGCAGCAGTTCCAAGGCTGTATCGTCTGAAATTTCGCAGAGATATTTATCAGGACTTTGCAGCACTGCAAAAGTCTGTGGGAGAAAATACAGAGAAATCTTCCGCACTGGACATTGAAAGCCTTGAGGTATTTGAGAACATCGCCTATATCATGGCAAAACACGCTGCTCCGGAGAATGTTCCTGATAATCCGGACGACTTTCTGGAACAGTTCAACACATTCAGCATCTATGAGATTTTGCCGCAGCTGATCGATCTCTGGGGTTTGAACGTAGAAACGCAGGTCCAGTCTAAAAAAAACATCGCCCGATTGACCGACCGATGACCACACCACTATTTTTGTTGCGGTGCGTTCAGCTTGGTTTGTCAATGGGCGATTTGGATTTTTTGACCATTGGTCTGGTGAATGATATGTTCACCGAACGAGAAAATGACGATTTCAAGTATGATTCTCTGGCAACGCAGGAGGATTTTGATGCGTTTTAACCTATATGATGTGTTTCCACAGCCATTCCTGCAATTGTCGGTCATCCATTTCACCGGCTGCAATTCCGAGAATCATTTGAATCAATTCATCGTCATCATATTCCACTTCAATATGATTCAGAGAAAGAAATACAAGCATTGTATGCGTGCCGATTCTTTTATTTCCATCTACAAACGCATGATTTTTTATCAAACTGTATCCAAGACGAGCTGCTTTTTCTATGATTGTCGGATATAATTCTGCATCATCAAACGTTTGGAAAGGTGCATTCAATGCCGAATCCAGAAGTCCTTCATCACGAATTTCCGCTGAGCCGCCTGATTCCTTCACCAGTTCTTTGTGAAGCAGCATTACCTGTTCCTTTGTGAGTCGTTTCATTTGGCAAGTTCCTCATAAACAGCAGCGTTGCGTTTCATCAGTTTTTTTGAAACAGAAAGCACTTCTTCATCCGATGCCGTTTCCGCTTCTTCTGTGTCTTCAATCATTCTGACTTCATAACGGGGCTTATTATTTTTGAAAATAACGGCCGTTCCATACCGGTCTACGATTCTTGTTACCATGGAAAAATTCTGATTTGCTTCTGTCATAGAAATAATTGTGTTTGTATCTATCATCATACGAACACCTCCTTGCTCTTATTATACCATATTGTTAGGATAAATTCAACCTATTTTTTGAAAAAGGCAGGTGACCCCCATGGCAAACCGCATCAAAGGCATCACCGTAGAAATCGGCGGCGATACCACCAAGCTATCCAAAGCCCTGGAAGGTGTCAATCGGGACATCAAGGGGACACAGACACAGCTGAAAGATGTGCAGAAACTGCTGAAACTTGACCCCACCAACACCGAACTCTTGTCCCAGAAGCACAAGCTGCTGGCAGATGCGGTGTCTGCCACCAAAGAAAAGCTGGAAGTACTGAAAACTGCGGCAGAACAGGCAAACACTGCTCTTGCAAATGGTGAAATTTCACAGCAGCAGTATGATGCCTTACAGCGTGAGATCATCGAAACCGAAAACGAACTGAAACGCCTGACCACAGAAGCAAACAATTCTCACACTGCCCTGGAAAAACTGGGTGTGGTCGGAGAAAAAATGCAGGATGCCGGAGATAAGATCTCTGGCGTAGGACAAAAGCTGCTGCCAGTCACTGCCGGTGTCACGGCTCTGGGCACCATTGCTGTGAAAACTGGTGCAGACTTTGATGCTGCTATGTCCAAGGTAGCGGCGGTATCCGGTGCGACTGGTTCAGAGATGGACGCTCTCCGGGAAAAAGCCCGTGAAATGGGCAGCAAAACAAAATTCTCTGCAAGTGAAGCTGCGGAAGCCATGAACTACATGGCGATGGCAGGATGGAAGACCAACGATATGCTCAGCGGTATCGAAGGCATCATGAATCTTGCTGCTGCTTCCGGCGAGGACTTGGCATCTACTTCAGACATTGTCACGGATGCTTTGACCGCTTTCGGTTTGTCTGCCTCGGACAGCGGACACTTTGCTGATATTCTGGCAGCCGCAAGTTCCAACGCCAATACCAATGTCAGCATGATGGGCGAAACTTTCAAGTATGCCGCTCCGGTGCTGGGTTCCTTGGGCTATTCCGCTGAAGATTCCGCTATCGCCATTGGACTGATGGCAAACGCCGGTATCAAATCCTCACAGGCTGGTACAGCACTGCGTTCCGCCATTACCAATCTGGCAAAGCCAACAGATACGGTGGCATCTGCCATGGAACAGTACGGCATTTCTCTGACGGATAGTTCCGGCAAAATGTATTCTCTGCGGGAACTCATGGAACAACTCCGACAGAAATTAGGCGGTCTTTCTGAGGCAGAACAGGCACAGGCAGCCGCATCGCTGTTTGGCAAAGAGGCAATGTCCGGTATGCTGGCAATCATCAACGGTTCCCCAGCGGACTTTGAAAAACTGTCCAATGCCATTGATACCTGTTCAGATACAGTAGACGGCTACAATGGCACGACTGAAAAAATGGCGGCTGTCATGCAGGATAACCTTGCCGGACAAGTGACCATCTTGAAGTCCCAGCTGGAAGAGTTGGCGATTTCCTTTTCTGATATTCTGATGCCCACCATTCGTTCTGTGGTTTCCCGCATTCAGGAACTGGTGGACAAGCTGAACCAGTTAGACCCACAGACCAAAGAAACCATTGCAAAAATTGCACTGGTAGCTGCTGCTCTGGGTCCGATGCTGGTGGTGCTGGGAAAAACCATTTCCAGCGTGGGAACCGTCTTTTCCGCAGTGTCCAAACTGCCTGCCCTTTTCTCTACTGTGCAAGGTGGCATTGGAGCCATTACCGGAGCGTTGGGTGTGTCATTAGGTCCGCTGCTCGCCATTATCGCAGCTGTTGCCGCTTTGGTGGCTGCTTTTGTGCATCTATGGAAAACCAATGACGAATTCAAAAGCAACATCATCGCCATCTGGGAGCAAATCAAAAGCACCTTTACCGGATTGACACAGGGCATCACTGACCGGCTAAATGCTCTGGGATTCGACTTTGAGAGTTTCACCGATGTGCTGAAAGCGGCGTGGGACGGGCTGTGCAATCTGTTAGCTCCCATTTTCGAGGGTGCTTTTCAGAATATCTCCAATGTCTTTTCCGAATTTACCGGCATTCTTCTGGGATTGCTGGATGTTCTGATCGGTCTGTTCACTGGTGACTGGGAACAGTGCTGGGACGGCATCAAGGGGATTTTTACGTCTATCTGGAATTTCATTGTCAACACGTTCCGCAATATCATGAATACTCTGAAAGGCATTGCAGATGTGGTGCTGGGATGGTTCGGAACAAGCTGGAACGAAGTCTGGACTTCTATCAAGACATTTTTCGTGGACACATGGAACAGCATTGCTTCCTTCTTCACGGGAATCGTTACCGGAATCCGGGACTTTTTCGTCAACACCTGGACGTCTATTTCCAATACCTTCACCACCATTGTCACTGCTATTCAGACGGTGGCAACGACCGTATTTACAGCGATTCGGGATTTCTTCACCACGATCTTTACAGCGATCTACAACTTTTTCAGCACGATTTTCAATGCCATTTACAATGTGGTTTCTACGGTATTTCAGGCAATTTATAACGTCATTACGACCGTTTGGAATGCCATTTACACCACCTTAGAACCGCTGATCACGGCATTTGGTTATCTGTTTCAGACGATTTTTGAAGCCATTCAGATCATTGTGGGCAGAGTGATGGACTGGATCTCGGAGAAGATCAGTGCCATTTGGAATGCGATCGTGGCGTTTTTAACACCGATTTTAGAGGGCATCCGAACGACATTTGAAACCATCTGGAATGCCATCTCCAATACAATCTCCACGGTTTTGACGGCAATTCAAGATGTGGTGACTACGGTTTGGAATGCTGTATCTGGTTTCATTTCGTCTGTCTTGTCTGCGATCTGGAATGTAGTTTCTTCCATCTGGAACAGCATCTCCGGCACGATTTCCGGTGTAATGAATGCCATTTTTTCTGTGGTATCCTCTATCTGGAATCAGATCAGTTCTGCGGTTTCCAATGTTCTGAACGCCATCCGGTCGGTGGTATCTTCTGTCTGGAACAGCATCAAGAGCATCATTTCCAACGTGATGCAGAGCATTTCTTCTACGGTGTCCAGCATCTGGGACAACATCCGTTCTGCGGTTTCCGACAAAATCAGCGGCATCAAATCCACCATTCAGAATGGATTCGATGCCGCTGTGGGATATATCAAGGGACTGGCTTCGGATGCCTGGAACTGGGGACGGGACATCATTCAGGGAATCATTGACGGCATTCAGAGTGCCATCGGCTGGCTGGCGGACTGCGTCACCAATGTTGCCGATACCATTCGGGATTTCCTGCACTTCTCTGTACCGGACAAAGGTCCGCTGACAGACTATGAGAGTTGGATGCCGGACTTTATGAAAGGGCTGTCTGACGGCATTAACAAAAGCAAAAAGTATGTGGAGAAAGCCGTAGGCGGTGTGGCGAAAGCCATGCAGCTGACCATGGATTCTGATCTGAATTACAGCTTGCATGGAATCTCCGAAGCAATGCTGCCCGGCAGTTCCGGCGGGACGGTGAACAATTATTACAATACCGACAACCGGAAAACGGTGAATCAGACGAATCAATCGCCGAAGGCATTGTCACGGTTGGAGATTTATCGGTTGACACGGAATGCGTTGAATGTGTAAATGGTTACAGTCCCGCTCTGACATAATATAATCTATCGGATATTGTTTTTGCGATCTCCATACTGTTCTCATCAAACCCCAATTTTTCAGACTTTTCGGCGACATCTTCTGGGGTAGTACCGTCAGTAACTAAATAACCCCTTGCCGTATGAAAAAATGCACCTTTGTATATGAATACCGTATGCTCATCATAAAACGCAACCCAATAGAACTCATTTTCTGTACATTCTTTGATGATAGAGGAATCATATGGTATGTCTTTATCATTGGCATCAATGTAATAAGTATCTTCTTTTGAAAAGTTTTGATTATTGTAGTTTTCCAAAAAGTATTCGCCGACTTCAATTGCCGTCTTTTCTTCATCAGAATATTCTATTTCTGAAGTTATAGCGTTTGAGCCGATAGCGTTTTCATAAAAGTTTTCCTCAATATTGCAACCACATAGCGATATTACTGAGAATAACAAAATAATCAATATAGGACGTTTCATAAATATCCTGCACTTTCATAATTTTATTTGTGATATGATTATTCCTTTTGCCATTTATTATATCACACCCCACCAGAAAAAACAAGGAGGTATCCCATGTATTACACTCTTATTCTCGAAAACGAATCCGGCGAACAAGTGAACCTATCCACTACCGCCAACCAATACATGACCTCCAAAATCGAAGGTCTGAATCCGCCTGCCGGGACGATTTCCACTTCTTCTTACGCAGGCATGAACGGCAGCTACCTCAACAACGCCTTCATTGAAAAACGAAACGTAGTCATCTCCTTTGCCATGCGTGGCATTGGGATCGAGAAACGGCGGCATCAGCTGTATCATGTGGTCAAGCCGTCCCGATACATCAAGATCTGGTACAAGACGGCGAACATCGATGTCTATGCCGAAGGGTATGTAGAAACCTGCGAGGTGTCAAATTTCGAGCAGCAGATCAGCGGACAGATCTCCATTCTCTGTCCGGACATTTACTGGTACAGTCGGGATATTTTCTATGCCTATTACAGCGGCATCACCGGAGCATTTCACTTTCCCTTTCCGGAGAGCGATGCTCCGTTTCCTTTGGGTGTGTATTCCAACAGTGATGCCTTATCCATTACCAATGACGGAGATGAAACCGGATTCACACTGCGAATTGAGGCATTGCCCAGCGACATTCCGCAGGAAGTGGTGGCAGTGACACCGACCATCTACAACGAAAACGGCGAGTATCTGCAAATCAAAGGCGATATTTTGACCGGTGATGTCATTACGGTTACCACGAAAACCGGAAACAAAACGGTCACTTTGACCAGAAACGGCGTAGACAGCAACATCCTGAACCGGCTGGTTTCCGGCTCTACTTGGCTGACCTTGAAGGAAGGCACAAATATCTTTCGGGTCGAGGCAGTTCGTGGTGTGAAAAAACTGCGTGTAACTTTGATGCACCGCAATTCTTATCTGGGAGTGTGAGAAATGCAATTGGAAATTTACAGCTTGATAGCTTTGAAAGATCAGATTTCTGTGTCACTGGAAGCCATCTGCGACAGTTATTCTTCGCTCTTATGGGACATTGAGTTCTACCAGTGCGGCTGTTTTGAGGTGTATATCGCTGCCAGTCCCCAGAATGTATCCATCTTTCAGCGTGGCAGAATTGTGGCAAGGAGCGATGATGCACAGCACTTCGGCATCATTGAATCTCTGCAATTGGAGACCGATGCCGAAAAGGGCGATTACCTGACGGTCACCGGACGGTTTCTTGCTTGTCTTCTGGAACGAAGAATCATCTATCCCACCATCACCGCAAACGGCAGCTATGAGGACATCGTCCGCAAGGTGCTGTCCCGCAATGTGATTTCTGCCGGAATCCGCAATCTGCCCGGTTTTTCCATGGGAACAGTATCCGGTGACTGCTGGCAGAACACCGCACGAATGCAGGTCAGCTATGACAATATTCTGGAATGGCTGTACAGCCTTTGTGAAACCATCGGCGGTTCGGCAAATGTGCGGCTGGATGGAAATGCTCTGAAATGCGATCTGTTTTCCGGAACAGACCGCAGTTTGCTGCAGGATGACAATCCTCATATCGTATTCTCTGATGCGTACAACAACCTGCTGTCATTCTCCTATGCGGCGGACGATGCGGTGCAGAAAAACTTTGCCTATGTGCTGGGCTGCGGCGAAGGAAATGCCAGAAAGCGAACCACCTTCTGTTCCGGTGCAGAGCCAACCTATCTTGACCGCTATGAGGTGTATGTAGACGAACGAAACACCGCACAGGAAGAAGACGTGACCGATGCGGAATATCTGGAAATCTTAAAAAGCAGCGGTGCGGAGCATCTGGTGCAGCCAAAAACGGCATCGGAATCTGCTATCGCTGCTTTTTCCACCCAGTATCAGTACAACAAGGATTATTTTGTGGGCG